CCCGAACATAGTTGATTATACTGAGTTTATGAGGTTCTGTCAAGCCTACACAAACATTCCTTTGTCACTCATATACTTGAGAGTTTCTTTCAGGTTGCCACGATGATCTAAGTTAATAGCAATCTGCGGATACTCTGCTTCTGATCCAAATTCTGCTCTAAATTGTTTGTCGCTGAAGTCAGCACCTAGTAAGAATTCTCTTACATCCTGACCACATGCCTCAAGAACCATGACTGCTCGTTCACATTCTTGACTGCCGTTACCATAAACTAGTGCTTGTATCATTTTTTCTTGTGGTTGTACTCGATTACAATTTTTTCATGGGTTGTAAATTTATCACTGCAAGTATAATGTTTTAGTTCGCCACCCAATAACTTGCACACATTATCTAGTTGCAATTGAGTAACAAACTCTTTGAATACAGGAGTAATTCCTATCCTATCCGATCCTGGTTCGTTAAAATCATTCATAAGTCAAGTTCAAGTTGCAGTTTGCGTTCTTCTTCTATTCTATTGTGCTCTGCCCACATCTCAGCAACCATATCAACAGTATGTCTTACTGGTTGTTGGATAGGAGTAGCACTTCGATGCTTATCAATCGCTTCCTGTGTAGGAACAGCGATTGTGAATGGTGTGCCTTCTTCTTCAAACTCCTTATTCATATCAATATATGTTTGAGGAGTGATCTTAAATTCATTCATAATGTTCTCTCCAATCGATTTATCGCCTGGTCTGGGAAATCCCTAGGGCGACAATCACCAGCATTATCAGTTCTAGCAGAACCTTCGTTTGCTTTCATCGTATGCTGAAAGTTTGCTCTCTTATATCTTAATCCTAATGGATCAGGCATCCAGTATGTTACCTGCCATTCTTGATCAGGACATAACTCAAGATGCTTCTCTACAGAATGATTGAAGATACCCATTTGAACGTGTCCATCATGAGTAACACATCTACCATCGCCAGCAGGAACTAGGAACAGTTGTTTCAAAGAACTACCTCTTCTGGATTGAGATTTTTTACGAATTGCACAGGATCCTTTTCTGATTTGTGTACCCAACGATAGCGCATCATCTCAAAAATAGGATCCCATGTTGCGACACAGACATAATCAGTCACGTTGTCTCCAATCATCGGGTTTGTCCTGCTGGAACCAGTCCTTAATATCATCCGCACCATCGAACCTTGTACGGTGATTAGAGGGGTCTGGATCTCCTAGACCCATCTTATTCATGAAATCGTCTATGGTGCCTTCCTGGATGTCCTGCGCTGCCTGACGGCGAGCTTGTTTCAACCAATCCCTCGCTGTGGTATGACGCTTGGCGAGTTTCTCCGCCCAGATCATATCGTCTAACTTTACTTCCTCCTTATTTGCAATCTTCTTACAGATAAATTCCAATCGTAGTCTGTATTGAGTAGATAGCATGTCAATCTCTGAAATCTAATTTAAGTTCTAAGTCTTCAAGTCGATGATACTCAGCATGTGCTTTCTCTTGACGATCGCACACAATACTGAGAATATCACCCATAATGATATCGTTTTCAACGTAATCGTCAAGGTACTTATCGATAGCTTCTTTTAGATATCTGTACCTATGCCATTCCTGTGAATAGGGTTTGTAGTTCATGATAAAAGATCATTCAATGTTTATTTAGAGATACAAAAAAGGGGCACCCGAAGGCACCCCAAAATGGTGTTCCGACTTTTGAAGCGACCGCACGAAAGATCGCATCATTATTTATCAGAAGGAATACTTGAGTCCGAGCTTAGCTCCGTATCCACGGTCGATGTCGCTGTCACCTGAACCGACGAAGGAGACTTCGCCGTATGCACCCAGTGCTTCGGTCAGACCCAGACCGACACCTGCCTTACCAGAGGGGACGGTATCGGTCTCACCGCCGTCAGGAGTCAGCACGGTAGCACCGCCCTGAACGTAGTATGATGCGCTCTCACCGATAGGACCTTCATATCCAACGTGAAGGTCCGTAGCGGCACCATTATACTGAGATCCAGTCCAACCAGCATTGGTTTCCACGTTCACGTAGGGACCAGCAAATGCAGCGGGAGCAGCAAAAGCAGTAGCAGCTGCGGCAGCAGCAAAAGCAGTTTTAATCATTGTTGTTTTCCTTTTGTGTGTTTACTTGCGGAATGGTTACCCGCAGATGATGGATGAGGTTTTCCCCATCGCATGAATACAATTTATCAGGTTTGACTTAGAAAAACAACCCCCCTTGTGCCAGTTTTAGATACGGATTTCCTAACAGTGCGATAAGGTAAAATTATCAGTTCAAGAAGATCGTTGCACCTTTGACGTTTACAACACCTGTAGCAGTGATGTTCATTGCTCCACCAGCAGTGATGTTAGTGACTGTTCCTGACGTTAGGTTCATGATACCAGCAACGCTAGTAAAGTCAATGTTACCCACCGTTGCCTTCGCTGTGAACGTGCTAGAGCGGTCTTTGATGAGTGGAGGAGTAGCAGGACCACCAGCAACAATGTGCTGCTCAATGCCACCTACCCACGTCTTGAGGTCCCCTAGAATCTTGTGGTTGATATGACCAGGGGAAACAACGTTAACAGATGCTCTTGGATCAAAGGACACCTTAGTGTCTTCCGAAACACCAAAGGTCATCTTCTGACCTAAGATAACTTCTTTAGAGTTATTAGTGACATGCTCAATATTTCCAGCATTCATAGTGATTGTACCACCACCATTAGATCCTGCCTGGATGTTAACCTGATTTTGACCAATCAACATCAACTCTTCAGTCGCTGTGATAATAATTTTTTGTGCTTTGATGTGTCTTGTAGAACCTCTGGTTTCTTCTACATAATCTCCAGAACAGAGAACAGATAAAGCAATGCCATCCTCTGATTGTCCCTCTTCAAATACAAAATCAGATGGTTCGCTAAAATTTAACGTACCACCAGCACATTTCACATCTAACTTGCCACTATCTGGTCCTAGTTCTTTATTTCTCTGACCACCTAGTAATTTGATGCGTCCTTTTTGATCTAAGTAAAAAGCACTTGCTCCTGGACCATCAATACGTAAACACTTACCTTCACCATCAGGAAGCATTCTCTCATAGATCTCGGATCCAGTGAGAGCTCCCTTATACCAAGGTTGCCAAACAGGCAACGACTGCTCCTGTGTGTCATTAGGAGTCGTCTGCTTAAAAATATCAGTTGGATAAGATGAGGCAGCTTGTTGTTTCATTATGGGCAATCAATGTATTTACCAGTGCCAATCTTAGTAGCACCACGAGTAGTGAGATCCTTAGTATCTAGGCAAACTAGTGATGGCAATAGTTTTGCACCATAACCACCCCCACCTACAACTTCAATGTTAGGGAACTCTTCAAAAGTTCTTGTTCTATCCAGAATTCTAGCACCAATTACAAAACCATCTGAATTGATAACTGCTTCAGCAATACCTAACTCACCATTGATGTATACATCAGGCACTTCCTTATAACCAGTACCAGGACGCACTAAAGTGAAGTCATCAATAATACAACGTAGTCCTTTATCATTTGCTAGATTCTTCTTGTAACCATATCCTGGTGACTTAACACGGATCTCTGTTAGGAATCCGTTTTCATCTAGGAGAGCAGTAGCAGTTGCTCCCACTCCTTCTCCACCAATAAAGACAAATGGTGGTTCTGCCCAAGGATCTCCTGGATCATCAACAGGAATCTCAATGATGCCACCATCTTCATCAGTAATAATATCCTCTTCATTGACTGTTGGAGGAACAAATGGTTCTGTTACTAGTTCATCGCCCTCTTCCGATTCATCATAGTCACCTGGATCAGTTGATTCTTTTGCAGAAGTAAGAGTAACATTAGTAAATGCACCCGTTCCATTAATAGAGAAGGTCAAGATTTCATCATCTTCAATCACGCCATCTTCTTCAATACCAATAGTTACTTTTGCTGTGTTGTTGAAAATAATAATCTCACCAGACAACTCGCCACCAACAATGTCATCACTATCGATGTCTGTACCAATTAGTGTATAATACAGTTTGGTGTCATTCTCTACATCAGTGGTATTAATTGTGTAGACAATAAATTCTCCTTCTGGACACGTAGTTCTATTAGCAGTGACTGAATATGTTGGAATAGGAATTCCACCACCATATGGATCTTCTACTGGAGATGGAGTAGGAACGTCAGTCTCATTTGGTGGGAATGTATTATCAATCTCTTCAAATGGATTGGTTGGTTTTACAGGATAACTTGTTCCTGGTTCTTGTGGGTTGTACTCAACAATAGTTACCGTTGCAAGGTTTTTCTCAAACTTTGTTGATAGATCACTTCCAGACTGAGGAGTATTCTTGGTAATTTGTACAAAGAATGTCTCTTGAGGTTCAAAACCTTCAGAATATAGTGTCTTAATAGAAAATCCTTTTTGTGTTTCACCAGGAGCAAATCCTAGAATATCACTAGACTCCAAATAATCTTCACCAGGAGTTGCTGTTCCTAGGTTTTTCAGAGTCTTGTATTTGACAGATGATGCGAATTCCGTAGAACCAGTCCTAGTTACAACTAAGTTTGCATCTTGACCCTCAGTAACAGTTATATCAGAAATGCTATAAACAATTTTTGGTTGCTTTGGATTGACTCCACCAGGACCACTGGCATTAGGATCACCACCAGGAAGAGGAACACCACCAGTAAATCCAACTGACGTGGTTGTTAACGGTTTGCCCGTAAATGCTTCTGGACAAACATAATTTGTGTAATCAGGACCTGTAGCAGGGAATAGGTTGTCAATACTATCTAACAAATCATCTAAGAAATCTTTACCTTCTGGTTTTTTCTTGTCACCTTCAGTGCAAACTTGCTTATACTTAGAGCACTCTGTATTTGGACCAGAGCAAGAAATTCCTAATAGTTCTAGAACTTGATTAATTGCACCACCAATAATATTGAGAGGTTCCGCAATAGCACCTAAGATTGTCTGAAGTGGTCCCAAGATTTTATCAAACAACTCATTCATCAACTGCTGAATCTTAGAGACGATACCATTAACGAGTTCGTCAATCTGACAAGCAACTGCTCTATAAATTTGGTTTACATAACTCATCAGAAGATTAGTCAACCATTTTGCGAGGCGATCTCCAAGATCTGCCATCGAGCAACCTAGGTTCTTCAGTAAGTTATTAAACCACTCAGTTACAGGTGTTAGTGCATTACCTTTTTCACTTGGATATAGCAAGGAGTTAATCAAATCCTTGACACCATTGGTCATTTTTTCAATAATGAATCCCTTGATTCCAGCAACGAATTCATTAACAACGCGCATGGATTTATTGACATACTTTCTAGCAATGCCAATGCCATCCATCAACACACCAGTTGCTTCATTGACGAGGTATGTTCCAATGTTTCCATTATTGTTCTGAACTTCAGCAAGAAACTCACCCATAATGACAGTCATTGATTCTGTCAAATCTTTCTTGCTACACTTCTCAGCACGCTGTTGGCACCACTCTTCAGATAAAGGACTACCCTTCTTTAAGGGAGCAGTTTTCTTAGGTGGGACTGCAACTCTAGGTTTCTTGGTTCCGTCCTTAGTTGTTTTAGTGGTTCCATCAGACATACCACCAGTTCCAGTGTTCTCTCCGTCTGCACCTGTAGGCAGACCATCAGATGCTGGATTGATAGTATTTGGAATAAATGTTGTAAATGGTGGGAGGTCAGGTCTCTCGTCAATAACTACTTTTGTAGCACCAGGGACCTGACCAATTGATCCCATGATAATGGGTTTTTGTCTCTCGACATCAATATAGAAACCGATAACCCAGCATCCAACTGCCAGTTGTGGTCTACCACCACCGACGTTACCAGGCATGAAAGGAACATTAACAGGCATCATTACAGTTGCCCATGGCAACTCTTTCGTATCAATGATCTCCTTGCTACCAGGATGATCACCTACGATACGAACTTTATAACGATAACCGCCTTTGTTGTTAACCTCAGCGGATGCTGTACCTTCTACCTGTCCTACCCACCAATTGAAACCATCGTTACCAATACGATGAGTAGGGATTAACTGGGATAAAAACTGATCCATATCAATTAGTCGTCATAAATTAGACACTCTGGTTCTGATGGGTTTTGATCGCAATAGAGTTCAAGTGGGGTGGGGTCATGATGATCACCCGCTTTAATTTCTTGTTTATGATGCTCTACCCAATCTTCTAAATCATGTAGTTCGCCTTCAATATGACGACGCTGTTGAGGAGAAGTCGTGGGATTTTCCAGAATCTTCTTATCCTCTTCAATATGCTTTTCGATGCTTTCCATAGTAGTTACCTCCTGGATTTATTTAGATCCGTGATTTGATTGTTTATTTTTCATGCCGTAAGAATCTCTCATAAGACGTAAGGTTGTTAAAAACCTACCATTAGTTCCTACAGTTCTATCATATTCATGTGTTACTTCTTCAACTAAGTACATCCCACTACTTTCCTTATCATAAGGATCTTTCTTTGCTTGCACATCAGGCAATTTAGTTTGTAGTCTAATGTCAACTCTATCACCAGCACAGATCTGTGCATTGCCAGGAATTACGATAGAACACTTTTGGTTCTTTAACAACTCATATCGTGCAAGTGCCTGTGCTGTGTAATATTTTTGCCAATCAGCAAAAGGAGTTGGTGCTTCAGAACCATCACCTTGATCAGGGGACGCAATCTCGGCATCATTCTGCCAAGATTCATGATCTAAAAGCACAGACATTCTCTTAGTTGGATAATCAGATAATTTGACTTCCTGATCGAAGAATGCCTTAGAGGTAGGAACTAAATTAATTCCTTCCTGACCGCCTAAATGTGCCATGTTGTCATAACTATCTTTAATCCTATAGACATACTCCTCGTATTGTCCAGTAGAGTGATTAAAGAATGCAAGGAAAGAAGAATACTTACCTTTTCTAAGAGAAGTAAGCAAGTCTAACTCACCACTAAAAACAGATTTATTAATTAAAAATCTTTCATCGGCATCATCTTGATTTGCAACTCTTTCCACATAAGGACCATGTGGTTGTACTTTCCACATTTTCGATTTTAAGTCACTATCTTCATCTGCACAGAGAGTATCAACGGCAAAGAAATTATAACCTCTAATTGTCTCCCAGAAGAAAAATCCACCACTTCCCTTAGCTTTCTTAGATTCCCTACCAGTTGTACTCTGGGAATCTCCAGCAGATGTAGTATCTTCCTCATACTTTCCTTGTGGAGATACACTCCTAGTTGCTAGTTGTGCAGCAATGTCAAAAGGTCTTCTGGAATTGGGAGTCATCTTTACATCAAACTTAGACAACTCACGATTAAACGTTTTCTTTGTCTTTAATGTCTCTTCTAAAATTTTTGCAATGATATTAGAAGGGTTACCATACAAAACTTTCTCCATACGGAGAATTTCGTTATTCAATGCCTCTGGAGAAATCAAACCAAGTGTATAAACTTGCTTTTTGTTCTGAATGAATCTATTAGCAACTTTCCAGACCACAAAATCATATGTAAAGTCACCGAGGTTAGTAGTTACCTCTAATTGTACCATCTCAGCACCTTTGATTGGTAATCCTTGCAAAAGACCACCACTATCAACTACAACTAGGGTTGCTGATAAGAATGGAGAAGTGATATTCTCAACATAACTAAAAGTATTGATGAGAGTAGTTA